TCACAGAGAGTATATTCGTAATAGCATGTATTTAAAATTTTTGTAAGAAATAATATTTGGTTGAGCTTTGAGGTGCGGCATATCGGTTTTCAAAACCGATAGCAGAACACTGCGAGGCTCTACAAGGCTCATAGAAGCTCTCAGTGGAGTTTTTGCCCCCTGCCTATACAATCCTATTACCTGCTTGTTGATCGCAGTTTCAAGCCGCTCGCTATCGGATATGTACCAAACTTCTTAAGACAGTAATGCCTAAAAAGTATAGGAAAATGACATCATTAAAAAATTCAATGGAACGACTGTCTGACATTCAAAACTGAAATAAAAACTGCCGTGTTATGTTTAATAGAATACTCATAAAAGTAAAAACGGCTGTCACTATCAAGACTTCTTGGACTTCCTCAGATAGTACAGCCACCGATCATTGACATCTTCCGAATCAATTTTTATACGTTTCTCAGCATTAATTACATTATACTGTTTATTGCCAACAGGTGTAACAATTTTATCCAACACACCGTCAAAATTCTTTCCAAGCAAAGTAACCTCAGCCTCATCCAAAAATTCTTCTTCTCCTACCAGATCATATGACATTAACACATTCTTTATATCAATGTAAGTTCTGATAACCACACCGCCTAAACCAGATGTCTCTGCAAATCTTTCTGCTGTTTCTTTGTAAACTGACCAACTGCTTACATTATAACATTCAAATAAAACTGCTTCTCCTTCTTTTTTAGATGCGAACTTCTTCCAAGTGTCACCGTCTACACCTCTATATAAAGTAATTTTACCACTCGGATATTTCCTTTTAAGGTGTTCTTGCGTTACTAAATAATTTTGAATGACAGTTCTCTTGTAAGAACCTGTGTATGTTGGTTCTTTGATATTAGAACCTCTACTATTAGAAATATTCATCCTGAAAATATCAGTAGTGTTGTAATCGAACATTTCTTGCGTTTCATAAAGTCCATTATACCAACCAACAACATGATCCTTAAAATCTGTACCTGATCTATTCTTAAGTTTTTCAGCTTCTGCCTTCAGATCATCATCACTATAGTTTTGCAATTTCTTTTTATAGTCTGCATATTCTTTCTTCTCTTCTTCTGAAAGTGATGGACTTGTCGAACTCTTTGGTGCTGGTTCTTTCGGTGCAACAAGTTCTGGCTTTTTTACGACTGCAACGTATGTGCATCTGCAATTTGGTTCACCCAATGGTGGTTCTTTGCCGACATCAAAAATCTTGCCATCTCTTTCAAGATGTTCAATACGAGCATTTCCTAAATGACTGTGCAACCACTTTACTTGTTTAACACCATGTTTTTCATATCTCGTCATCATTCCTTCATACTGTATTCTAGCAACCTCAGTACGAGCAACCATTGAAGCATGAGATTTACGGTCATGGAAATATTCATGAAGTTCAGCCGCAATGCTTCCTTTTGGATAACCACCTTTTTTGCCTTGTTTAACTCCGGTTGGCTTGCCGTCTTTCATTCCTTTTGTAATTATTTCGGCAACTTTCTTTCTTTGTTCTTTTGTAGAATCGGCATACCACGCCTTGAAAACTTTCTGATTGTCCTCTGCAACCCACGTTCCTCCTTTTTCTATAAGTGTTTTTTTATATTCTTTTGCGTATGCGACACTTTCTTTCTGAATTAATTTCATAGACAATTTTAATTTAAGTGTGTTATGAGCATTAATATCGCCAGCAGTGTGCGCTTTCGCTGCGTTTGATGCAAGTGCTTCAGCATATTTTTTATCATACTTCGCAAATATATCATCAATTGACATAATTACAGCCTGCTTAATTCATCCATAACATCTTCTTCGAGATTGTCAATTATGTTATGAAGTACAGCTTCAAACTTCCTCACAATTGCATCTTCTGTAGTATTCTTCACCTGCAAGAATGTAGCATCTGGATTAACGTTGTCTTTACTTGATTCAACATACTGTTCAAGTTCTTTCTGCTCTTCTTCAGTAAGTTGTTCAATCTCAAGTATCTCAAGTGCTCTGCTCGGAGGCAGGATCTTCCACTTCATACACAGTTCTACTTTCTTAATATTTGATTCTGACTGATCTACTCTTGGTGAAGGTATATTGATAAATACATTCCAGCCTGAAGGAAATCCATTGTATTCAAAAAATCTCTGAAGAACCTGTTCAAATTCATCTTCAAGCCATGAGTGTATTGCCGCAACTTTTTGTGACAGTAATTTCTCTCTTTCCTTCTCTCCACCAGCAAGACCTGAATCACCGCGCCTTGCAATTAATCCAGATGGTGAAATGTAATCGAGCGCAACATCATACAGTTTATCAATAACTTCAAGGTTGTTGGAATCATCCTTAATTCCTAAGTCAATTATTTCCATATTGTCACGAAGTAAGAATGCTGTATCCTTACCCCAATTCCTCAGAACTGTTGTTGCATAGTCCACATCCGAAATATTGCCATTGTTTGCGCTTGCTGGTCTTGGATTAGTAATTTTTATGAAGAGGATCTTTGCACCTACTCTATTAACTTGCTGCATCTGACTATTCCAAGTATACTTCAACATTTCAATGATTGGAATAAGCGGCAGCATTATAGGATCACCATCTATATATCTGCTTGTTGGATCTTTAATTGCCGCAGCGTTCTTTATAAGAATAGTGTTTCCATCATTATTGGTCTGCCAATATTCTATTTCGCCTTTGTCATTTAAAGCAATTCCAGACAGTCTACGTGCATATATATCTGATATTGAAGAAGGTGCTGTCGAAAATGAATCTGGTGGCAGGTGGCGCATCTTGTCAAGTACTATATAACCGCTTTCCTCATCCTTCTTCCAGACAGGATTAAATATACTTATACCGTGCCACATAATATCATCATATGCAATTTGCTTGGCAAACCACATACGAGATTTCTTATACATGTTCTGCATGACTTGTGACAGCTCTTCATCAATGTCACCTTCAGGATTTTCAACTGTTATTGTCGGTTCATCCGCGAATATAAGTGCCTGAACTTTTGTACTCAGTCCTTTGCCGTAAACATTTGACCTTATTTTTTCAATCCTTTCAGGTGTCATGTCCTCATCGCTATATATCTGACCTGACACAGATATATAAACATCACCAACTTCACCAGTCTGATTTACCATTTTCTTAACTCCGTTGAATCCTTGTACATAACTTCAGCATTGTGATTGCCTCTGGCATTTTCTCTTCCAGGTGCTCGCTTATCTATCGCTGTCAAACATTGTGCTATATATCTTAAAGCATCTAACCTATGGTATTTATTTTTATCCTTGATTTTTTCAGTAGTTTGTCCAGTTTGATCCAGTTCTCTTGAATAAGTAGTTAATTCGTTAAATAAACCATAATTTTCTCTTGTATTGAAAATAAAGAGTTTATTTGACCGGAACAGCCGAATCACCATATCAATACCAACTTCAACATCTGAAAAATATGGCTTCTCAACATTAATACCGCATTCTGCCCAATCAGCACGAAATTGCGTTTCACCTGCCGCGCCTCCCATCCACTGTACAACATTCTTAGAATCTCCATATTCACATGCTCTTCTTACGTGCTCTGGTGTAGTGAGTTTGCCTTCCAGAGATGAACGGTATATATAATATTTGCCAGTTTCTACATCAGCAGCTATCCACACAAGAGCAGTATTTGTTCCACCTGGATCTATGCCAACATATCTAGGCCACGAAAACGGTATATGGAATGGAACTATTTTATGAATGTTCTCATTATAATCAGAATATATCATGCCTGCTGGTCTGGAATATTCACCATCATAAAACATTTTGAACTTCCATTCCGGCATTGTGCGCTTCCTTGCCTCATATTCTTCTTTCGGAAATGCTGGATTCATCGTACTTGAAAACTGCACAACGTCTATTTCTGCATCTCCTTCAAGCCACCTATCATAAACTTCATACTTCATCCAACCTAAATTATATATTGTGGTAGTTGCTAAAACTCTTCCTCTGTAAATCGACAGCCTCCTTTTTATAGCATCCCATGCTTCAACTCTGAAACTATCTTGTCCAATTTCATCTACATGTGCTGCTTTAACAGTTGCAGATTCCAAACTGTCTGGATTATCGGCACTACCGAAATAAATGTTATAATGCCGACCATCTTTATCATTTATTTCCATGACACGATCAGCTTTATGATATTTTCCTATTCCAAGTGTGTCTCTAAAAAAAGCTTGATATTCAGGTAGTAGTTTCTTTTGCTGAAGAGGATAAGAAGGAGATATTGCAAAATAGTCACCTTCTCCACATTCTAACATTTCTTTGTATAGCCAGACAGGACCAATAACAGTTTTGCCTGACTGACTGCCAGCCAAAGCGAATACGAACCTTTTTTTGCTCATTAGAACTTTCGCCTGTCCGGTATGTGGATATATTCGTAATTTATCGCCTTCAATTCTATACAAATGTGGCAGTTCATTAGCCATCACTATCATCATCTTCTACAGATTTTATGACTATTTCCATTCCTTTAAGCTGTCGCTTTGAAATTCCTATATTCTCTGTTGCTTCACCCATGCAGAGTCGTTCTAATTTTATTGAGCTTTCTACTAAATCTTTTAAGTCTTTTATCTTAATATCTACATCTTCACCTCTGTCAAGCTGATCACTTATTGTTTTCAATTTTGTAATGCCTATCCTCTGCATTAACTGCGAAATTTTCAGATGACGTTCTCGCATCTTTATCCGTTGATCGAGATCCGCTTGACGTTCAAGACTTAATTTATAATCATCCAGCGCAATGGCTCTCTCTTGCCAATTATTTGCACCTGACCACATTTCAACAGACTTAAGACTTACACCAACTCTTTCAGCAACATGCTTTAAGCTTCTTGCATTCGGTTCAGCCTTTGGAATATCAGGTTTTAATTCACAAAAAACTTTGAATGCCGCATATTGTCTAGCTGGTTCTTTTGGCTGTCGATCCCACTCGAAATGTTCTTCAGGATCGAAGTTTTTAAGTTCTCTTTTTGGCGGCATTCTTATCACGTCTATTTAGGATATGGCTTT